ATGAATGATGAAGTCTGTGATGGCAGATCCGCTGCGTTTCAGGCGGACGTGAGCAACACGCTTGCCGCGCACGCGCTGAAGTATCGGCTTTAGCTCTTTCTCCGCAGACACTGCGCGCAACAGACTGGCCATGTCGTCGTCGTCCCAATAGGCGTCACCTACGGCGACTGCATTGGCCTTTCCCGCCTTGCGCGCAGCCGCCAGCCAGCGGCCAGCCTCATCTGGTGTGACTTTGCCAGCCTCCAACTCATCTGCCAAGTCTTGGGAGGCACCTATGATGTCAAAGCCGATGTCGCCAGGCTTGGAGAGGATGTCCCAGTAACTCTTGGACACCGACTCCTCAACCTTCGCGTTCTGCCGAATCAACGCCATGCTGTGCTTGAGAAGCGCCTCCAGCCCGAAGTGCTTGGGCTGTAGCTTGAGGAACTTGGAGAGCGACATCCACTCGACGCGCTCAGTCTCCCAGTCCAGCTTAGGGTCGAACTCCTCATCGACGACGCCGATGAAGTTGGAGTAGCGAAACCCTCCCCCCGGGCTAGTGAACACGTACGCCGGCAAGAGCATCACGTTCCCGTGATAACCAAGCTCCTCGCGCATCTCGCGCTTGGCTGCGGCACGCGGATTCTCCCCGCTGTCGATGGCGCCGCCGAAGATGCCCCACGTCCTGGGCTCATTGACGTGGGCAGATCGCAGCCCTGCCAGGATGCGGCCCGTGCTTCTGGCAATGGGGAGGACACCAGCGCCCGCGTCACCCCAGAAGCCTTCTCCACCTGCGTCTGTGGTGATGGCGTGGGCTCCAGTTCCCCATTCCGCCTCCGTCAGCGGGTCACCTTCGTCATCGTAGATTTGCACGTCGAGCACGGTCGCCTTGTTGACCGCGATCTCAGGCTCACGGTCCTCCAGCGAACCAGACTGAACGTCGCCCGGTGCGAACGCATAGGTGATGAGCGCGTTCACGTCGTGGATCATGTAGTGGTCGATGACGTAACGCTTGTCCGCTGCCATGAAGATCCCAGGATGCGGCATGCGATGCACAGCGCCTCGGCGCAGGTCGAGGTTGATCCGCGAGTTGGCACCAGACACCGCGCGCTTGGTGTTGGGGTCATACCGCATGATCTTGTATCCGATGAGCTTGCTGCCCTTGCGTGTGAACGCTTCGGTCATCATGGCGTGGGCTCCAGTTCCCCATTCCGCCTCGACCAATGCGGTGCCTTTGATCTGCGACTCCTTGGGGACCATCACCTCTTGGTGGTGGTAGCCAAGGGGCGAATAGTCCAAGACGACGGCGTCGTACCCCTTGAGCAACAGTACCCTAGTGAGTGCGGCGGCGCGCAAGCCCTTAACGCCGAGAGCATCGTTTACGAGGCGGAGCTTGTCTGTTTGCCAACTGGTGGTAGTGATCTTGAGCGGGTTCAGGAAATGGAGGCTTACGCGCAAAAGCGTGCGCTTGCTTCTTCCGATGTTCCTGTCTGTTGAGAAGTAAAAGCCGCGACCCAGCAGGCCCGCGTCTGTAGATGACCCAATCTTGGCGGCATCAAATTGATCGAATGGGTCAGCGTTAGTTCCGTGGTAGTAGACCGCCTCCGTCAACGGGTCGCCCGCGTCACCCCAGAACTTCTCGCCGCCAGAATGCGTGTACGACCCTTCGTCCAGACGGCTCTGGAGCTTTCCGATGTTGGGGGAGTAGTCCCACCCGAAACCATCCGGCGACCGCTTCAGTGAGGCGTCCATCATGCGGTCGATAGACCCGGCCAGGCCGTGGACGGTGGATTGCGTAAGGCCGGGGATCCAGTTGCCGTTGATGGGATTCCACACCTGGATGAGCTTGGCCGGCACCTTCTTGCTCCGGTCGGTCCAGTAGTAGTCGTCCGCGTTCTCGTGATCTTCCTCGTACTGTGGCGACCAGGGATGCTTGCCGTGGTCGCGGTACCGAAGCACAACCACGGTCCAGTCCGCATGGGCCGTACGCCATTCATCCTGTAGCTCATCGAGGTCCACCCCCTCATCAGAGTCTTCCTCGTCTGAATCTTCCTCGCCAGTAAGGTCGGGGAACTCAGGGCCGTTGTGCTGCGCCCAAGCGTCTAGGCGGCTGTACCAGAACAGCGCGCGGCTGGCCCGCGCGACAAACAGCTTGCCACGAGACCACGCCATGTACTGCTGCCCAAACGTAGCACCGCCCATCCCATGGCCTGGGGCGAGTCCGCCGGCAGCTAGGATGCCTTCGAGTCTCCCGAAGTACGTGGCGTGATACAGCCAAGCGCCCTTGGGCAACGGCAGCTTGATGAGATCGCCGGTCGCCATCTCCTGTACATGCTGCACTACGGCCTCCTGAACGGTGGCAGCCCTGGGATGGGCTTGCTGACTGGTGCCGTGATCTTGTCGCCACGGAAAGCGTTGACTGGTCGCGCGAGTGCTCGGCCTCCACGGCGGAGCCGCTCCTTGAGCGCTCGAATCATCTTGTCTCGACGGGGTAGCTGCTGCCGGCGTCGGACGACCTCATTCAGGTCACTAGCCACCCTCACGACGATGCGATGCCGGCAGTGCGTCAAGCACTGCGTCATTCCGTCGCGCGGCACGGCGGGGATGTTGTCCTTCGTGAACGGAGACATCTCCAGCATGTAGGCGCAGCCCTTGCACAGCCGCTCGTCGCGAGGGCCCATCCAGTGGAGGAGTACGTTGTCCGGCATGGCGGCAATGCGCGACGCCTCGTACATGAAGCGAAGCGCATCGATGTAAGCATCGAACCGAGCATCGATATTGACGGTCGCCCCGGCCTCTACCTCCGACAAGAACGTGTTCCAGTACCTCGTCTCCTCGCGCACGGCCGAGCGAAACCATCGCTCCTCCTCATGGTAGAGGGTGTCATCGGCGCGAAGCTCTTGGAGCCCCGACGCACGCCGACCAACATCGCGCATCTGGCTGTACACACGGCGAAGGGCGACGGCCGACTTCACCTGAGCGGAGCGCAGATCCTCGCCTTCGATGACGCTGTTCAGGATGGGGCGAAGGGTGCGGCGGGCCTCCTGGTAGACGCGCTGAATCTGCCGGGGCGAGTTGGTGCCGGCAGCGCGAATGGCGTCCTTGATCCGGTCCGGCGGTACGTACCTGAGTGGTCGGTCGCGCTCCTCGACGTTGCCCTTCATCAAGAGGGTTCCAATGGCCTTGCCCTCGTCGAGAAGCTCACCTACTGGTGGTGGCGAACGTCTGCCAAGTTCGCCCCGAAGCTGGGCAACCAGGAGAGCGTCCAGACCATCAAAAGGATCCAGGCCAGCGGCTCCTGGATCACCTTCGATGAGGATCAGCCGAGTAGTAGGGTCCGGTCGCACAATGGGCACGGTTCTCCCTTCGGGTGCTCCTCGTTGCACGGGGCGCACATCTCCATCGGCTGGAGATTCTTGATGATGGCCTTTACGACATCGTGAGTACTGGCCGGGTCCACCTTGCGCGGGCAGTCCACACAACCTGGGCACCGCTCCATGCCGCGCACGCCAGGGCCCATCGCTACGAGCCCACGACCCCCGCATCGCTCGTTCATGCCGCCTCCCAGAAGTCTGGGTTACCCGACCTGACGACATCGCCGCCGCCCATGAGCGACCCAATGACGCTGATGCGTAGCTGTGCGTTCCGCTGCCGCGCTCGGGCGACGCGCTCAGACGCTTCATCCGACCCGAAGTACGTCTGGCACGTCTTGTCGTCGTCCAGATGTTTGGACGGCCCAACGCCGCTACCCTCCATGAGCGGCTTAACTCGCTCATCCCAGCCGTCCAGGTCGGTGATCTCGTTCGCCGACACAGTCTGAGTCGACGGGGCCACGGGGAACGCTTTGGTGAGGGCGTCCTGTAGCTCGCCCTCGGTCAGCACCTTGCGGATCTTGGTGCCGCTCTTGGTCTCCTTGACGGGTCCGGTCCCCTTGAGAAGCTCAGCCACCAGGTCATCGGGCAGGCCACCATGTCGCGTGAGCACGAACGGCACCCAGACATCCTGGTTGAACTGGTAGTCCTGGCCGAGTCGGAGGTACCTGTCCATCCGGTCGAGCTTCATCTGGAGGATCTCGTGATGCTCCAACTCCAGGATCGGGGCAACCGGGGCCATGTGTAGGGTGAACGTGTTCTCAGGTTTGCGAACATCGAGGCCCTGGAACGCCATGTCGATCATGCAGACGCGCACAAGCTCATGGAGGAACGCCCGCTGAAGTCGGCTGGCCCGCTTCGCGAACGGCTGATGCTGCCGCGAGAGCGACTGCCCCGAGTTGTAGTTGCCCTCGCCGCGCAGGTACCCGTTCGGGAACCCAATGCCATTGGCGAGGTCCCGGTACTTCATGTCCACGTCGCGAAGAAGGTCATTCTGGTTCGTCGCAGGGAAGTTGCTGATCTCCGTAGCGTTGTTGGGTCCTCGGGGGAGGACAACATCCTTGGCGCCGTCTAGCGGTACTCCCATGTTCTGGAACTGCCCGGCGTTAGGGTCGAGGTGCCACTCGCGATGGAGCCGACGCTCCCAGTCCCGACAGACCATGTAGGCGTCGTCGTGCGACATCCCGGTGGTGTCCATCAGGATCAGGAGTCGGTCGGGCCGCCGGAGGAGTCGCTGAATCACGACCTGGTCCAGCATCAGTTGAAGCTGACGCCAGGTGACGCGCGAACCCCACAGGTAGCTCGACTCCGCGCCGTAAATCTCAGACAGGTTTCGCGGTTGCAGGTGGAAGTGCGCGACGCGCCAGTACGGAACGGAGTGGCTCTGAGTCCTGGTTGCGTTGCCGCGCTCATCGGCAGGTGCGAATCCGATGAGCCTGCCGATGTCGTCTTCGATCCTGGCAACCTGCCATGGCTCGTAGGGGCGCGTCGCCACGACGCCAACCCCACGAGCGGTCGCCAAGTGCATCATCACGTCGCCGTCGCGCGCCATCGCGCGCATGATCTGTTGGGATCGCTCCTCCCAGCGTCCTCGCGCAATGCATCGCTCTACCAACGTCTTGGTCTGGCTGTTCTGAGCCGTAATCCATACGACGCGATTCTGTTCTGGGCTGACCTGGCTGGCGTCCTCCGCAAACGCGTCAAGAACGCGTGCGATGACGGCGTCGTAGTCCATCTCGCGGAAGTTCTCGTACAACTCGACGCGAGACTCCTCCATCGAGTACAGGCCGAGCGCCTTGTAAACGCTGGACGATCTGCCTGGACCAGCCCTGAGGGGGTCGTAGTTCTGCGCGGCCTTGCGTGGGGTCTTCGTGACCCGACGATCAGGCAGCCGGTCAAGCCCTTGAACAGCCTTCAGGTTGGAGAACGGGTGCAGGACCATCTCGGAGAGGGACGGCCGCTTGTAGGGTAGGTCAGCCATCAGAACCTCTTACTTAGACGCATGTGGCTCATGTGTTGCCCAGCCACTTCGAGACCTGCGGCATGTACTTAGCCAGCTTCTGCGTCATCTCGTACCTCGGTGAACTGGCTGTAGGCGCGTCGCCAGGCCGGATCTTGTCCATGATGCACGCGAAGCTCGCCCCGGTGATGGCGTCGATGATGTCCTTCGAGCCCCGGCTGCCATCAGGGTTCTTCTCCCGGTGGTCGATCTTGTCGGACTGAACATCGTGCTCAAGCCCGAGGATCTCCTGGTAGACGATAACACGGTGCAGGGCCTCCTCAGCAGAGCCCCATTCCCCAGGCGTATACCCCCGTGGGAACGGCAGCCCAAGCCGACCCTCAGACGCCACCTGCCGCACGACCTTGTAAGGCTTCGATGTCCTGTCTACAGAGAGAACCTCCGTGACGAAGCCTTGCTCGCGAAGTCGCTGGAGCATGTCGAAGCTCTGGTAGCTGTCAGCCGATACCTTGCGAATCCAGAAACCGATGCGGCGCAACCACTCGATGAACACGCGGACCTTGAGGAAGTCGATGGGCTGACCGAACGGACCGCCCTCAAGCGCGAGGTAGAAATCACACTCGATGTCCTTGATGACGATTGAGTCGCCGACACCAGCATCGTCGTCGTCGGCGTTCCCCTCCTCAATGTAGTGCGCCGACGGATGAACCATCGCAATGCCCGCGCGGTCAGAGAACTTGCCGGCGCCTTGTGCGAGGTCCAGATGGATGTACCGAGGCGCGCTCGACCCGCGCATGGGCGCGTGCTTGCCCATGAAGATGCCAGTGACAGCCTTGTAGTTGAAGCCGTCGCGCAGTCGAAGGGTCGAACCCTCGTAACAATGGATCGTCTGCGTCGAGAACGGGAACGGAAGGTCGTCTCGGAAGCTCGCGCGGACGATCTCCTTGCGCCCGAAGAACGGCGTGCTGGCGGTAGAGGGTACATCCGCGGTGAGTCGGAGACCGTCGTACAGGTCATCGACGAACTCGTTGTAATGCGTGACGGGCACATCGATGATGTGTTCGGGTGCGTAAGCATCCTGCTCGATCTCGGGGTGCTCGATAACTTCGTAGTCGCCATCACCCTGCGGGGTGACGATGTCCATCACGCAGGGGTCAACCGTCTCGGTGCCTTTGAACACCCGGAACGTCTTGCATGTCGGGCAGTCAGGGCGGAACCCGCCGTTGATGCCGTTGTCAGGATCGTGCGGATGCTCGTAGCCTAGCGGGTTGAAGCTCCACCGCGGACCGCGAATGATCTTGACGCCAGGCCGACTGCGCATCTTCTTGATCCGCTGCTCCAAGAAGTCGGACTCCGTGCGCGTCTGTGAGACAAAGCAGGCTACCCCTGGGATGTCGCCGCCGTACTGCACGAAGCGCGAACCCAAGCGCTTGCTCAACTCCGACACAAGATCGCGCGCGCGCTGCGCGGTCTTCTCGCCTCGGTCGTAGTAGTTCAACTCGTCAGCCACGACGGCGAACAGGCCACGGCCGATGGCGTGGATGCGCTCAGAGCCGGTCTCGATCAGGATGCGCGTCTCTCCTTGCTCCCAGGCGACGGTCTCCTTGCCGTATGGGACCTTAGGGAACACGTCCTGAAACCAGGGCGAACACCCGATCATCTGGTCCTTGAGGACGTAGAAGCCCACGCGCTGGATCTGCTTCTTCGTCATCGCGTACAGGCCAAACGTGATCTGCGTCCGCGGGGCAAGGCCATAGAACCGCGCAGGGTCCTTCATGCACCCAAGGCGATGGATCTTGTAGCTGACCACGAACCCGCTGGCGAAGGTCGTCTTTCCGAGGCCCTGAGCGCCGGTCAGGATCAACTCACGGACGCCTGAGAACGGACGGCAAACCTCTTGGAAGATGGGCACCCACGCCGGCCAGCACTTCATGTGCCCCATGTAGTCGGTGTGCGTGAGGAAGGTCATCGGATCGACTGGGATGCGCTTGTAGTCGACCGAGTACAGCGCCTCGATGGTGGCTGTGTCCCCGCCCATCACCTGCTCGGCTTGGCCTAGAAACCAGGCACGCGCTGGCGAGCTTAACTTCCGGTACAGGTGGAGAGACCCCCTGCCAATGTCTTGGAGGGTTCTGTAGAACCCGTCCTGCTGAGCTTGAGGCAAAGCGGACAGGTCAGGCATGAAAGCGTCGCCGGTCACGACCGCATCATCTCAGCATCCCACCACGTTTCCACCCCGTACATGAGGAACCCCGGCTACACAACCGGGGCTCCCAAGCAACAGACATCCGGCACTATGCCGGTACAAGCACCCTGAGAAGGTATCAGCCAACCAAGCCGCTGTCCATGCCGTCTTGGCTCGCAGGGGGCCGCTGAGTACGCCTACGGCGTCGGCGCCGTGCCTTCCTGTCAGCAATCGTCTCCTGCGGGATGATCCCCTTGGGCTGCGCATCGGCGCCTGCTGGATTTGGCGGGCTGAGTGCGAGCCTCTGGATCTTTTTGTAGCGCTTCCACTTTTCTCGCTGCGCATCCATCTGCGCTGGGTTGGTGCGGATCCTGTCGTGCCTGTCTTTCTGCTGCTGAAGCTGGCACTCCGCACACGGCGAAACGGTCCGGCCGTTGGAGCGCGTGTAGTGCTCCCTGACCACACCACAACTCCGGCACTCGCGCATCACTCTCGGGTTCACCACGCCATAACCATACCAAATGTCCCGTCTGCGCGTAGGGGGTTGACAGAGATGGCCCGGTACAAGAGCGGGGCGGGGTTGACGAGACCCCGCCCCTAGAAGCAAGCAAGACAGCTAGATCCTAGCACGCCGCAAGCGCTAGGCGGCCAGAACTGTTCGGCAGTCGAGGTAGGCTCGAAGCTCTTGATGAAGCCGCGAGCACTCCCAACCAAGATCGGCCGCGATGACGTACAGGCTCTCGCCCTTGCACCACAGATCCCAGACCAACGCCATGTCCTCGTGCATGTCAGCCTCCTGTTGCCAACCTACAACTTACAGCTTACACCCAGCAAGGTCCCCTCTGTCAAGATTCGCAAGAAACTCCCGCGCTGGGCGGGCTGCTTGACGCCCAATCACCGACGCAGGTAGGCTGGTGCAATGACGATGACGCCGCGTGGTGTGCTGCTGTCGGAGGCGGCCTTGGATGAGGTCAAATC